GGAATAAGTAAAAGCCACAAATAAACAAAGTAATTAGCTTTTTTATCTATGTGCTTTTCTTTTATATTTTTAGTTTCTTGCTTTGATTTAGAAACTTGTTTTAAAACGTTTTTAGATACCTTTTTAGTTGAAGTATCTACAATTACCTTATTGTGTTTTTTGTACTTTAAAACAACGTTAAAATAGCTTGTGCCATCTATTACAATAGGCAAAGTATCATTTAATGGTTTAATTTCTAATTCAGAATAGTTTTCTGTAGATTTAATATTATTATTGGTAATTGAAGTGCTATCTATTTTTGTTATAGCTGTAGAATCTGTATTGGTTTTAGTTTCTATTTTAGAAACATCTACCTTTCTTGAAGCACAAGAAAAAAAAAGTGCACCACATATGATATATACTATTACTCTCATTTTGTAAAGTATAATGCTGATTCAGCAATACGTCTATTAGTTAAACCTTTTAGTTCTTTTCCTGCTTGTTTATTCCATTTTAAGAACTCTTTAGCAATCATAGCATCGTTTGGGTTGATGTTAACTAACTTTAGTAAAGTAGATTTTGAAAAGTTACCAATACCTACATTATATGCAAATGCAGTTAAAGCATTTAATTGATTAACGCTAATTTTAGATTTAACAAGTTTTAATACATCAGCAGCAAATTCATCAGCAGTATGTGCTAATATTTCATTAGCATATTCTCTTGTAATTTGTTTATCTGTAATTTTAACTTTAGTTCCATTAGGATAGTATGTATTACCATACCCTATTGTAGATATTCCTGCGGGACATTTGTAAGGTCTATCACTATAACCTTCAAACTTTTTTATTAACTCGTAACCTTTATCGCTTAATTTCATTGAAGTCTGCTTTTATTTCTTTAGCCCTGTTAAATGCTGTTTTTAATAATTGCCAAATATCAATTTTAAATGATGCTTCAATGTTTTCTTTAATAGATACTAATTCAACAAAGATTAATAGTATAGCACATATTTTAGTAAACATAAACCCAAAACCAAAAGCGTGTTGGATAAACTCGTTTAAAACAAATCTGTCAATTAAAAATAAGAACACTATACATATTTCGTATAATGCCATTTTAGATATTACATTACTCAATTTTCTACTTCTTATCGATTCTATACCTTCTAACTTTATGCTTTTAAATATACCTGTGAAAGTATCTAAAATTATTGCACTACCTACGGCTATTAATAAACCGTAGATAGGTACAAATAATAAAATTAATGAAGCAAAAAAATAATTAATGTATTTCATTCTAAATATTTATTCTTCTATTACTTCTTCTTTATGTGCTAAAGCATTAATAGCTTGTGCTACTGCTACTGCATCTGCCAATTGTAATAATCCACCTTTTTGAGCCAAGTGTGCTACTTGTACTAAAATTTCAATTGCTTGTTTTGTTTCCATAATTGTTTGTTTTAATTAATTTACTTAAAAATAACATAAAGTTACTTTTGTTTTTAGTTGCTAAATGGAGGTGGCAATGTCACATTTGTAGGATTTATTATTAAATCCAATTGAGCCTCTAAACTTTCTTGCATTACAGGAACATCTAATGTCGCTTCTAACCATCCACAAACTTGTTCTTTTGTTAGTTCTTCATAAGGTGTAAAATCTTCACCTGTTGGTAAAGGCATAGAAGTAGCACCATAAACATCTGTACTAACCTCATCTTTTGTTGCAGCATATCTCCAATGTATTGTAATTACTACGTCTTGTAAATCGCCATCTTTTTTGATACATTCCATTGCTGAAATAATCCAATTGTAATTTATCATATTATTTGTTTTGTTTTAAAATTTCTATTTCTGATTTTAGCAATTGGATTTGTTCGTATAATTCTTGGATAGCTTTTGTTAATGGAGCAACTATTTGAGAATAATTTACACCTTCTTTTTGAAAACCTTTAGACTCATTCATTGGGTCTATCATTGACATAGAAACAAGTCTTTCATCGGGAAAATCTTCTGCTATGAAACCTACTTGAGACTCATTTCCTTCTTTTAAATTGTAGGAAACAGGATTAAGACTTAAAATGAAATCTAATCCAATATCTATAGGATTTACATTTTTCTTATATCTAATAGAAGATGAAGATTTTACAATATAACCACCTGAAGTTAATACCAAAGCAGTTCCTGTTGATGTTCCAATACTTCCTGCAAATACAGCTCCATCATTTCTTGCTGCTAATAAAGTAGTACCTGCTGAATCTTCGCTCCAAAACGACCAATTAGAAGAACTTGTATCTGCACCTCTTGTTGCAAATCTAATGTTTGAATAACCTGTGTTTCCAATACCAACATTACCACCTGAAGTAATACGCATACGTTCTGAACCTCCTGCGTAAAATACAGAATAATCTGCACCTACACCACTACCAAGTCTTAACTCATTGCCACTTCTTCGGAGCATTATTTCACCACTCGAACGAATTGCAGAAGATACATTTATTGCTCCAACTACATCTAAAGCTTCTGTTGGACTTGTTATTCCTATTCCTAATTTACCGCTATTATCCAAAATCATTCTTGGACTCAATGTCATATTTGCTCCTGCAGTTCCTGTTGGTGCAGTATACCACCAATGCGCACCACTATTTTGTTCGTATTGTGATGCAAAATTACTTGATATATATTTTGTGTCTTCTCCTGCTACATATAAATTATGAGCCATTACATTTGAGTAAATAGAACTATATAAAGAACCATAACTCAATTGTAAAACTTTCCAAAGACTATCCCAAGCCGAAGGGTCAACACCGATTCCTAAATTACCATTTCCATTTAGAATCATATTAACCGCTCCGCCATTAGTTTCAAAGTCAATACCACCTCCAACTGTATAGTTAGCTAATACAACTTTGTTAGTGTGACCGTAATACAATCCCGTTCCTGTTGTCCCACCTGTTAATCTAAAAGCAGTTGATTTAACATCGCTTGTAAAAGTTTTAGAACCTGCAACCGTTTGGTCTCCTGTTAGTTTAACAACGGAATTATCTAAAGCGTAAGTATTAGAATCTAAATCACCATTAGCTTTTAAGAATTGACTTGAAAAACCACCACTTACTTTATATTTTGCACCAAGTATTTCACCATTTTTACCTATTTGCAATTTAGTTGTTCCGTTATCTTTTACAACAAGTGCATCAACTGAATTTACATCTATTTCAATAGCATAAAAATCAGAAAACGTACTGTTTGTGAATTTAGCTAAATTTGTAAATGTTTTTACACCTGCTACAGATTGGTCAGTTGTAGTTAATACTGCACCGCTTAATGACGATAATTTGCTGTTGAAAGTATTCCAATCAGTAGAACTTAAATACCCATCAGTAGAAGCACCCGCTTGACTTATAGATAAAGTTCTATTAGCACTTAAATCACCACCACCTGACAAAGGTGCATTAGTTGATATTGTAGTTGTTTTTAAAGCTTTTGCATTTAAAGCACTTTGTAAATCTGTTTGACTTGATAGTGTTCCCGTAATTGCACCCCATACTGCAGTATTATCAGTGATTTCTACATAAGTAGAACCTGTCCATCTAAAAATATGGTTGTCGTCTAAAGTAATATATATCTTTCCTGATTCACCAACTGCAGGTAAAGCTGCGTAATTAGCAACTTCAATAACGTCATCTACATAAGAAGGCAATTGTGAAGAAGGAACTTTGCCATCAACTAAATCTGCTTTTAAATCTAAAGCATCTTGTAAGTCTTCTTGGTCTGATAGTGTTCCAACAATTACACCCCATTTAGCATAAGAACTACCCTTATTAACGTTGATTTCAATTACAGTAGGTGTTATGTTTAAAGTAACCTCATCTGTATTATCAATTACACTTATATCTACAATTTGGTCGTTTGGTTGTGCAGTAACCTCAATATTGTTTACAATTTCAGTTACACCAATAGTAATATCATCACCCATTTTTTTATCTTGTTACCTCGTTAGTAATATTAAACCCACCTTGTACATACGTTTTAACTACTCCACTCGCTAAAGTAATTTGTATATCGTAAACGTAATTATAAACAGGAATATCTATAATTTGTGTGTTAATTTTAAATTCTCCATTTGCAGCATTAGTAATAGTAATACCTGCAGAAGAAACTGAAGTAAGTGATAAAGCAGCAGTTGTATCTGAATAACATTTGCGTAATTGCATTTTAATAACTGCACCTGTTAGATTAACAACAGAATCATTAATTTTTAACTGAAATGCAACCTCATCAAAAGTATCGCCTTTTATATGTGTGAATTGTAAACTCATTTTTTATCTTTTATTTTATTTAAAAATAGTTGCAGTTTTTTTACGTTAACCGCTTTTGGCTTGTAAGTTTCTTTTAGATTACCCATCCTGTAAAGTTTGCTTCTGAATCAGGGAACATATCACCGTTTGAATTAGTGTTATATTCAGGGAAAGTTGCAGTATTATAACAAATGTAATCCAAGAATCTATTCGTGTAGTGTTGTGCAATATCCCTTTCTTTTTCAATTAAAAAATCTACTTCATTCTTTTCTACGTTTGTACTATTCTCGCTATTGTGTTTGAATACACCTTTATTAGCTATCGTATAAGCTGCAAATGGCAAATATTCTACCATAGCAAAGTGTATTACCATTGGTTTAATATAGTCCTTTAAAAGGGCTAAATAAGGATTTGCTAAAGTACCTGCTACAATTTCATCGTTTATTTTATTAAACAACTTTGTACCTAAATAGTTTTGAATGTGTATATCTTGTGCAATCTTTACGAATTGAATGAATTTGTCTGTATCGACATTGCCATTCATTGCAGTAAATTTTACTATATCTTCTCTTGTTACGAATAATGCTTGAGCCATATCTTTTTTATAATTTATTAACTTGGGTATTCACCTCTACCTGCTCTATTAATTGGTGCAGTTTGTGCTGTAGCTAAACCACTTGGATTTGGATTGTAACCTGAAATAGAACTAACTTCTTCGCTTGATGCTAAAGATTTATCTTTATAAGGTTGCCCATCTGTTTTAGTTTTTAATCTGTAAAGATTTTCATTCCAAAAATGATGACAGTAAACTCCACCCGCATATAACCATAAAGAATAATTTTGTTTATTATGTCCAAATTCATTATTTACCCCTGCAAAACTTGCTTGGTCTATATCTTCTTTTCTATAAACAACACCTCTTTCAGTTCTTGACATCATTTGTTTGCAGAAATCACGTGATTTGTTTCTATCAGTTCCGCTAATTTCAGAATATTCATATCTTACTTTGTAAGTGTCTTTGTCTAAATAACTTTTAGCTGAAGAATTAGATTTTATAACACCTGCCAATTTTTGAAACAAATTTTCTTTTTTATCTATTTTAGAATTAGCCCATTCTTCAATACTTCCGTTT